GGAAGACTCACTCGTTATCTACAGGCTAGCTAGAGCACCTGAAAGAAGAATGTTTTATATTGATGTAGGTAACTTGCCAAGAGGTAAAGCTGAGCAATACATGAAAGATATTATGTCGAAGTACCGTAATAAGCTAGTGTATGATGCTAAGACTGGTGAGATACGAGATGATCGTAAACACATGTCAATGCTCGAGGACTTTTGGTTACCAAGAAGAGAAGGCGGCAGAGGTACAGAGATTTCAACGCTGCCTGGTGGAGAAAACTTAGGACAGATTGAAGATATTATATATTTTCAAAAAAGATTATATAGATCACTTAATGTGCCAATGAATAGGTTAGAACAAGAACAACAGTTCTCATTAGGTAGAGCAACAGAGATAAGCCGTGATGAATTAAAGTTTCAAAAGTTTATTGATAGATTAAGAAATCGTTTTTCTAATTTATTTTATGATATACTTAAGAAGCAGTTAATTATGAAAAATATAATTACTGAAGATGACTGGAATAGTTGGAAAAATAAAGTGACGGTTGATTACTTAAGAGACAATCACTTTGCTGAATTAAAAGAAGCAGAGTTATTAAGAGAAAAAATACAGAGTTTAGATCAGGTATCACAGTATGTTGGAGAATATTTCTCTAAAAGCTGGGTACAAAAGAATATTCTTCTAATGGACGATGAGTCTATTGCGAATATGGAAAAAGAAATTGCTGCCACTCAGGCGCAAGAACCAGACGATGACCAAGGAGTAGTATAATGGATAATGTCGAGAACGTGGAAAATACAGATCAAGAAGAAAAAGGATTTGGAAGTAATCATATACAAGATTTGATAAAGGCTTCCCTTGATCAAGATTATAATCACGCAAATAAAGTATTTGGTGAAGTGATGACTATTAAATTGTCAGACTTAATGGATCAAGAAAAAGTTAGAATGGCGGACCAAGTTTATAATGGCGCACCTGCAGAAGAAGAAGTTGATCCTTCAGACGAAGACTTAGAAGATGATACTGAAGAGACCGAAGAAGAGACCGAAGAAGAAGACGAAGACGAAGATGCAGAAGAAGATGAAGAAGTTGAAGGCGCTGCAGTTTAAAATTAAAAAAGTATAAATAACAATTAGTATGAGAACTTTTTCAGAATTAAGAGAATTAGCAGGTCGTAAACCGATTGGCAAAGCAGTCTTTGATAAAAAGATAAATCGAGTGCCTGTAAAAATTCACAATGAAAAGAATAAGTTTGTTGTTTATATTGATGGTGATAGGTTAGATGCTTATAATTCTCAGCGTGAAGCTGAGAAAGCTGCAACTGAATTTATGAAACAATATAAGGGAATGAAGTAATGGAAATAAGACCTTTAGCTGCTAAAGTTACTGCAAACGGAAATGCTAATAAGACAACTATGGCAAATGCTCAAACTGTTTATGTTTGCGCAACTGCAGATGATTTAATTACTAATGTTACAACCGGTGCTACAATGCAAGTACACGAAAATCAAGCTTTTGTATTACAAAAAGAAAAAGGCGATGAGATACATGCAGGCACTACAACAACGCATTTTACTAAAATAGCGTATCCAAGAGGTTAATATGAAGTTAATATCAGAATTCGTAGAAAACGATATTGAATTCTTAATTACCGAGGATAAGAAAACTGGTAAAAAGAATTACGGTATTCAAGGAATCTTTGCTCAGGCAGAGACTAAGAATCGAAACGGTCGAATATATCCAATGCCAGTAATGGAAAAGGCACTTGGTAAGTATAACACAGATCAGGTATCAAAGGGAAGAGCAGTTGGAGAACTGAATCATCCTGAAGGTCCGACCGTCAATTTAGATAAAGTTTCTCACAAAATTAATAGCCTCGAATTTGATGGCAATAATATTGTGGGCAAAGCATCGATACTAAACACCCCTATGGGAGAAGTTGTTAAAGGCTTACTCGATGGCGGAGTTACTTTTGGTGTATCGACTCGTGGTATGGGAAGTTTGATCCAGCGTAATAACGCAATGGTCGTCAATGACGATTATATTCTTAACGCGGTAGACATCGTGCAAGATCCATCCGCACCTAGTGCTTTTGTTAATGGGATAATGGAAGGTGTAGAATGGGTTTGGAATAACGGTATTATAGAAGCTCAAACAATTGAAAAAATGGAGACTGAAATTAAAAAGGCTCCACGCGCTGATCTCTATGAGACACAAGTACGTGAGTTTAAGAATTTCCTCTCAATATTAAAATCAAAATAAGGAGTCAAGTATGACTGATATAAATCAAGAAGATCAGGACGTGGAACTCCAAGAGAGTGAAGAGGAAATCTCTGAAATGCAACACGATCCTAAAAATGCTGAAGCTCAATCAGTCGCTTCTATTGATCAAGCAGGTGACGCCACCGGATCCGCTCCAAAGCGTAAAGGTGACAACACTAAAAAAGATCCAATGCCTAAGACCAAAGCTGGTATGATTGCCAATATGGTTGGAAAAATGCAAGGTATGGACAAGAAAGCCATTATGGCTGCGTATGGTAATATGCACCCACAAATGTCCGGTACTGATCCTGAAGCATTTGACGGCGAGCCAATTGCTGAAAAGCAAGAGGTAAGGGTTGAGGTCGACTTTAAAGACGATCTTAAAGCACTTGTCAATGAGGAAGCTACACTGTCTGATGATTTCAAGCAGAAAGCGGAAACTATCTTCGAAGCTGCAATCAATACAAAAATAAATGTAGAGATTGATAGACTAGAAGAGAAGTATAACGAGGAACTTTCAGAAGAGATTGAAAGTACCAAGAAGGACCTTGTGGAGAAAGTAGACAGCTACCTTAACTACGTAGTTGAAGGCTGGATGGAAGACAACAAGTTAGCAATCCAAAATGGTTTAAGAACTGAAATCGCTGAGGACTTTATGAATAAGTTGAAAGACCTATTTACTGAGTCACACATTCAGGTGCCAGAGGATAAAGTTGACATGGTTGACGAACTCGCAGACAATGTTGATGAACTTGAGACACAACTCAATGACACAATTGCAAAGTCCGTATCAATGGCTGAAGAGTTAGAGTTATATAAGAGGGAGTCTATCATTAGAGAGGCAACCAAAGATTTAGCTGAAACTCAAGTCGAAAAGCTAAAGGGTCTAGCAGAAAACGTTGATTTCGATAATGAAGAAACTTTTGCACAAAAAGTTGCTCAGTTAAAAGAATCATACTTTTCTACAACCACTAAATCACAGGAAGATATCGTTGAAGATGATGATGGTCCAGTAATGGAAACATCTAGTTCAATGGATTCTTACCTCAAAGCAATAAAGAAAACTGCTACTAAATAGGGAGTCTTAAATGACAGTATCATACGATAGATTGATTGAGAAATGGGCCCCAGTACTGAACGAAGAGTCAGCTGGTACTATTACCGATCATCACAAGAAAGCTGTTACTGCTGCAGTTCTTGAGAATCAGGAAATCGCTCTTAGAGAAGAAGGAATGATTACAGAAGCTGCTCCAGCTAACGCAACATCATCTGTATCCAATTGGAATCCAGTATTAATTGCACTCGTAAGACGTGCTATGCCAAACTTAATGGCATACGACATCTGTGGCGTGCAGCCAATGTCTGGTCCAACAGGATTAATCTTTGCCATGAAGTCAAGATATGGCGGAGGAAATACAAGTAATAGAGAAGCACTATTCAACGAAGCTGAAACTCAGTTTTCAGGCGATAGTGGCGGAACTCACGACTCTGATAACGTATCAGGTTTAAGAGACTCACAGGCTGGCGTAACTGCTGCTGCCAATATTGGCACAGTGGATGATGACAGACTTACAGCTCTTACTGCTACAGGTATGTCAACTGCTGAAGCTGAGAAATTAGGTTCAACAGGAAATTCATCTTTCAGAGAGATGGGATTCACTATTGAAAAAGCAACTGTGACTGCTAAGTCAAGAGCTCTTAAAGCTGAATACAGCTTAGAACTAGCTCAAGACCTTAAAGCAATCCACGGTCTTGACGCTGAGACAGAATTGGCAAACATCTTGTCAACTGAGATCTTAGCTGAAATCAATAGAGAAGTTATCAGAACTATTAACTCTCAAGCTAAAACTGGTGCTCTACAATCCAACACAGCTATCAACGGTATCTTTAACGTTCAGACAGATGCAGATGGTAGATGGTCAGTGGAGAAGTTTAAAGGCCTAGTGTTACAAATCGAAAGAGAATGTAACATCATCGCAAAAGAGACACGTAGAGGTAAAGGAAACTTTATCGTATGTGGATCTGATGTAGCATCTGCACTTCATGCAGCTGGTATGTTAGATTATACACCTGCAATGAACACAACATTAAGTGTTGATGACACAGGTAATACTTTTGCTGGTACCTTAAACGGTAGAACAAGAGTCTACATCGATCCGTACGCTGCACAAAACTATGTAACAGTAGGATATAAGGGTACTAACCCATACGATGCTGGCTTATTCTATTGCCCATACGTTCCATTAACAATGGTACGTGCAGTTGGTGAAGATACATTCCAACCAAAAATTGGTTTTAAAACCAGATATGGAATGGCATCTAACCCATTCGTAGGTGCTACACCTGCTAATGGCCTAGCCGCAGTTAAGACTAACCAATACTACAGAATATTCAGAGTTGACAATATTCTAGGTGCATAAGTCTTAGTACTTAATATTAAAGAGAGGAGTTTCGGCTCCTCTTTTTTTTGTATAAATAAGAGTATGGAAACATTTATACTAACATTATTAATATTCATGTCATTTATAGCTTCAGGCATGTCACTAGGTTTATTATTTAAACCTATCAAAGGCAGCTGCGGTGGAATAAATTGTAGGTGTAAGAATGGCACTAACTAGCAACTTTAATTATCTACAACCTACTGGCTTTAAGTTAGTAATTGATAGAAAAAACTATCCGAACTTAGAGTTCTTTGTTCAAGATTTTACTCATGCTGGTGTCATTATGAACACAGCAGATCTTGGCTATAAGAAAATTGCTGCAATTCCATTTGTAGGTGATAAGCTTACTTATAATGAAATGTTGGCGAATATAATTCTTGATGAAGATATGAAGTCTTATACAGAAATGCATAACTGGATGAGGCGAATTCTTGACCAAGATAACGTGACAGCGCTCGATAGATTTACGAATGCTACGCAACGACCACCTGCACAATCTGATATTACATTGTCTATTTTAAATAGTTCAAACAATGCGATAGCTCAGATTATATATAGAGATTGTATACCAACAGCACTAACTGATATTCAGTTTCAGGCTACAAGCGGAGCTGAGTCATTCTTAACTTTTGGTGCTTCGTTTAGGTTTACTTACTTTGATATAAAAACATTTAATGCAACGACTGGTGCAATTACCGACTCATTTGACGTGACTGGTACTGTAACTGGTTAATATATATTATTGGAGAGATAATGATTGACTTGAAACGAGTCCACGAAATGTGGCAAAAAGACTGTGTAATTGATAACCATCAACTTGATGAGACATCTCGTCAGACACCTGCACTACACTCAAAATATATACAACTCTGGTCAACAGCTAAGCTCGAATTTAAGAGAGCTGAGTTTGAGCAAAAGAAGTTACTTAAAGACAAGTGGCTATACTATAATGGTAAGATGGACCAGATAACAGTTCAAGAAAAGGGGTGGGAGCCTGATCCATTCGAAGGTCTCAAGGTGTTAAAAGGCGAGATGGATTATTACTATGATAGCGATCCTGAGATACAGAAATCTGAAGAGAAAATACAATACTGGAAAACAGTAATGGAAACACTTACGGAGATAATTGATAACTTAAAATGGCGTCACCAAACTATATCGAACATAATCAAATGGAAACAATTCGAGTCAGGAAATTAAATCACGCAACCTTATGCGTTGCATGTGATAGAGGAATAGGTGCAGAACTTAGAGAGTTCTTTTCATTCTTTGTTCCTGGTTATAAATTCATGCCTGCATATCGCAATCGCTTATGGGATGGCAAGATACGATTATATAATCAAATAACTGGAGAGATATCAGCAGGTTTATTTCCTCAAATACTCTCATTTGCAGAAAGTCGTGAATACAAGATAGACATAGAAGAATCGGATTATGGTAG